CTGTGCTTTCTCCCGCGCCGCCCTGAATGGCCCGTATTTCATTTGCGCGCCGTACCACAAAGAGCCTTCCCCAATGTCTCGCCATTCGGCGGAGAGGCGCGGAAGAGTTGAGGCGAAACCGGACAAGGTGCGGCCCGTTTTTGTGTTTTGGCGGACTACGAGACGGCAAGGGTGATTCATGTTATTTTTTCCTGTTATAGTTTAACTGTTGCAGCAAAAGGTATTTATTTGCACGTTAATATCTTCCCGTCCTTTAGGGTTGCCGTTGCATACCATTTGTGGGGTAACGGATAATGTGGACCCTCCAGGCAAACGCTTCCCTCTGTCTTGGCAGGGAAGAATCCTCCAGGCTGAAAGGTATCAATGACGGCTCCGGCCTTTAAGTCGGACATCAATTCCTTCTTGGTCTTATAGTTTTTGAGTGTGTACATGGTATTATTGGGTTAAGCTAACACTGCGATACGTTTCTTGATCGAAAATATAATTAACAGGGTCATTTGACTCGATTGCGCGCGAATCCGTTGGCACAAACCAGCGCCCTAGCAATTCATGACCGGCGGATTTCGCCTCTTCTTCCGTTGCGTATACGCAAGCGTTGCTTGCCCATTTACCGTCAACTAATACCTCCATTTTATATGTTTTCATTCTGATGCGTTGGGTTTATTGTTTCACTAAAGCAATCTTGATTTCCCTGCAATCGTAAGCCGGATATCCGGCCCGTTCGTTTGCAATCCACTTTGCAAAGCGCTTATTTATCGTGTCAACTATTTGAACCGATTTGTCTCCGTTAAATCGGATAAACGTGACTTTCCATGTCCTGACCTTAGGGATATTCATTTGGCTTGATAGGTTGAATATTAGGCCGACATAGCAACAGCTGCGGCCTTGGCTTCCTTGCTGCCATGTGGATTAATCCAAATTGAAGGAAGCCGGGCTTTGCTTAGTCCGGAGCAAAGCTTGCAGGAAGCACAGGAAATCCCCTTAGTTTCTGAGAGACATTCCAGGCTTTCCACTGGTTTGACCGGCGATGCGTGAAAGGTCCGAAAGCCTAGGCTTTGCGCTAGGCGAAAGGAAGACTCCGTTTCCGTTGATGCCATGAAATACTTGGCATACTCGGCCGCAAATGGATTCGTTTTCCAATCGTGAAAATACCCGGTCCAACCGGCCGAAACACTTGCAATGGACTTGACGACCGAAACAGGCAAAAGAGAGGGATTGCCGTATGCTCCAAACCGGACTTTCCGACCAGCGAAAACCGTAGCATAGTCCACAGGATTCAAAACCGGGTAAATTCCGCGATGAAAGCCACGCCAAACCGACAATGGAGCCTGTACAACGTTTACGTAGCATCCTTTTCCGGATGCAAAGGGACAGTCCTTGCAAACCGTCGACGCATCTAAACCAGTACGCACAGCGTCAACCGGTGAAACATCGCGAAGCAGGAACCAGATTTGAACCATATCACCGGTTTTCCGATTTTCGCTCCTTAGTGTGGCAACGCAAATGTACGGTTTGCCGTCGATGGTTGATTCGTGCAGCAAATATCCGGTTGGTCTTATGTTTGATTTCATGGATGTTTTTTTGTTTCGTTGAGCCGTTGCGGGCGTTAGATAGCCTCAACCATTTCGCGCTGAACCGAGAACCGAACCGCGCCATAAGCGGAATCCAGTCGATCCGCAGCATTGTGGGCGCTGCGCAAGGTCGAATACTTGCCCGAGGTCTGAAGGCCGGTCCGACAATCGATCAAAACGAAGTGATGCGTCCCCTCTGTGGTCTTTGTGTTTTTGTCTTTCATATGAGTAGACCCTTGCGGGCTGTTAGCTGTTAGCTTCTTCCGTTTCATCAAGGACGCTAGAGGCAATGTCACTGGCAATCCTGCATTGTTTTCCGATACGCTGAGCCCCTGCCGAACGGCTGGGCTTGTCCAGGTGCGCGTCGGCCCAGTCTAACCTGTCCATTGCGATTTTCAGCGCATCGCGCAGTCGCGCGCGCAGAATCCTGATTTGCTCTGTCTGCTTTGTGTATTTGTTTTCCATGGCACAGAGACAATCACAGCGTGCTATAATTGACGAGACAAATCTAAAAGTCTTTTCCATGCCAAGCTCGCAACTTTCTTTTCCCTTCTTTATAACCATGCTAAACCCCACGCTAGTTCAAATGGAACTGAACTAACCTTGAGGCAACCTAGTGGCAATGCTTGCGGAACCTTCCGGAACCCATCCCCCCCACTTGGCAAAATCCCCGCAAAGAGAACGAGACTCACGCCGGATCAGTCGCTGGTCAGTCGTGTATCACGCGTTGCCTAGTGTGCAGGGGGGGGGAGGGGGTCAATCGCGGCGGCTACGCTAAGTATCTATATTGGTCTGGTGCCATGTTAAAAAAATATGCAAAGGTGGCGGGATGCAGGTGGTGGGTGTTGTGGGGAGATGTTATTTCTAGGTGGTATGCCATCCCCCCAGCGGGATGGTGGAAGGGATTTTACAAGTCTGTCAATAGCAAAGATGGTTTATTTTAAAAATTTGGTATAAAAGGTGGTGGTGTAGGCATGGGGGTATCCCCCTATTGACAGGGGTGTTAATATCTATTGGTGGATAAAGAAACGAACATGGTGTCGCCGGTAATCGTTAGTAGTGTGGCACTTAGCCGGAGCAAGGGTATTGAGCATAAGGATCCGAGGATGGCTGTTATGGCGTTGGAGATGTTGTGTACGGGCAAGGGGTACAAGGAGGTGGAGTTGGCGACGGGGTTGGGTTTTGACATTTTGGTTGGGTTGCGTGCTAGGCATAACATGGCTATTGATGTTAGGCGGAAGCAGCTTGCGGAGGATGGTTTTGAGATGGCGGAGGGTTTGCGATTGTTGGCGAAGCAGAAGATGTTGCAGCTCAGTGAAGACCCGGAGGCGTTGGCGAAGGTGAACCTGAGGGACTTGGCGGTGTCGTATGGTGTGGCGGTGGACAAGGGGATGTTGGCGTTGGACGGGAACAAGGTGACGGTGGAGTATGTGAGCAAGCGTCCTAGTTTGGCTGATGCGCAGGCGGCAATCAATGAGGCGAGGGAGGCGTTGCAGAAGGAAGCTATTGCCGTGGATGCGGAGGTTGCCTGATGGCTTTGAAGTGGAAGAAGCATGAGATATTGACGCCTCCTTCTCAGGAGGACTTGTCGAAGATGCAGCCGGAGAAGCTGGCGGAGCTTCATGAGATTTACCACCAGGCGATAGCGAACGCTGATGCCGACCCCTATCGGTATGGCTTCAAGTTGCCGCATTGGCATATTGCCAACGAGGAGCTGGCGCATTTCAACGAGATATTATGCAGCGGGGGCAATCGTAGTGGCAAGACGACATATGCGGCCAGGTGTGTGGTGCAGGCGGCGATTGAGAATCCCGGCTCAATGATTTTTTGTTTTGCGCAGAACAATGACGTTTCGATCAGGCAGCAACAGAGTGCGGTTTATGACGCGCTTCCCGCAGAGCTTCGCAAGAAGGTTCTGGGTGCAGAAGAAAACATTAGTTACACACGAAAGAATGGCTTTTCCAAATCGTCTCTTATCCTTCCCGGCACGCACTCGCAGATTGTCTTCAAGACCTATGCGCAGTTCCTTAACAATGACACGATTCTGGAGGGGTCCGAGCTTGGTAGCCGTGAGCCTGCGTGGACTAACATTGGCGCTTGGTGCGACGAGTATCTTATTGGGCCGGAGCTTATTGCCACCCTTCGTTTTCGTTTGGCGACGCGCAACGCAAAGCTCATTGTTACGTTCACGCCGATTGACGGCTATACGGAGGTGGTTCGTGACTATCTTGAGGGGGCCAAGACGACAAAGACAAAGCAGGCTGCGCTGCTTGGGGGACGCCTCGTTCCATTCGTTCAGCACAGCAAAAACAGAAATGCCGCCATCATTTACTTTCACTCCGAAGACAACCCGTTTGGTGGCTACGAGCGTATTGCGTCTGACCTCAAGGGGCGGAGTGAAGAAGACATCCTGACCCGTGCCTATGGCGTTCCCACCAAGAGTGCCAGCAGCCGGTTCCCTAATTTTAACGTGGAGGTGAATGTCCTGCCGCATGACAAGATGCCGACGAAGAACACGACGAAGTATATGGTGTTGGATCCGGCTGGCCGGAAGAATTGGTTTATGTGCTGGATTGCGGTGGATGCGACGGAGACGTTCTACGTCTATCGGGAATGGCCGGACGTGGCCGTGGGCGATTGGGCGAAGTGGCACGGCGGGAAGTGGATTGGCGGCGAGGGCAGCAAGGGGTTGGGCTATGGCATGAAGGACTATGTGGATCTGATTTTGCAGATGGAGTCGGATAGCAACGATGTCATCTTTGAGCGGCTGATTGATCCCCGGCTGGGTGCGGCCAAGTATCAGGCGCAGAATGGGGCCAGCAGCATCATTGAGGATCTGGAAAACAACGGGCTTCTTTTTGTCCCGGCTCCGGGCCTGGACATTGAGGACGGGTTGCAGGCGTTGCAGACAAAGATGGCGTTCAACAGGAACAAGCCGGTGGATGGGCTCAACCGCCCTCACTTTTATATTTCCGACAGGTGCCAGAACATCATCACGGCCTTGCAGGAATACACGGGCGACGGCGGCAGCGACGAGGCCCAGAAAGACCCCATTGATGTGCTGCGTTATGCGGCCATTGATGGCATACAGTTTGTGGACGAGAAAAACAACAAGGCCACCAAACGTGGATTAGGATACTAATGAAAGTTAAAATTACAGAACTAGCAGAGGAGCTTGGGGTTAGCGTCAATGATTTGATGTTGCTCAAGGCAAAGAAACTTACGCCCGATGACTACACAGGACACGGGAAGAACACATGGTTCACCGAGGATGCCGTTGTAAAAATCAGGCTGGCTTTGGACGTTCCAGAGTTTTCGCCAGATGTCTTGCAGGCCGAGTATATCCATGATGCCCCAAACCCCCGGTGGGTTTATGCACACATACAAGGCGTTGGTGGTAAACGCGCCATTTTAATTCCACCAAAGCTGCGTGGTAAACTCAAGAACAAGAAATTCCCCGTCCATGCCATTACAGACAATACAGGAACGACCTATCGACACGCATCCCTCATGGGATGAAACGTGTGACGATAATTGGATTGATTCTCATGTGGACCGCCTGTTGGGGTTCGAGATTCTTTACAGAGAACTTACGGGCAACCCGGACAATTTAAAGCCACGGATCATTTGCGAAAAAATTGGGGTTCATCCCACTTTTACGCATAGGGCCGTTGGTGAATTTATCGACAAGTTTAAAAATCTATGATTCCCGATAACGACGAGAAAGCCCTGACATACGTAGCGAAAGAGCCGAATGTAAACGCCCTGCGTCGTGCATACGAGAACACGCTTGCCGACCTAGAGCCCTACTTCCAGCAGTGTCGTCAGAGCTACGATGACCGCAATAACATCTGGCCGGGCAAAACACGCGACCTTCGCAAGCATGGCTCGGATGCTTTCCCTTGGGAGGGTGCGTCTGATTCCGAGGCTCACGTCATTGATGAGCGGATCAACAGCTATGTCTCGCTTCTTATGTCGTCCATGCAGCGGGCAAACATTCGCGCTTACCCCGTGGAGATGGGGGACATGGGCCGCGCCCGTGTTATCAGTTCGTTCCTGAAGTGGATGGTGAGCAGCTACATTCCCCGTTTTAAAAAAGAGATGGAGGCTTCGTGCAACCATCTGCTTGAGCGTGGCATTGCCATCACCTACGTTGGTTGGCAGCGCGAGGACCGCACGTTCCTTCAGCGGCTTGACCTCAACCAGCTTGCCCAAATTGATCCTGCCTTGGCTACGGCGGTGCTGGAGGGGGCTGCTGATGACCAGATTATTGAGATGCTTAGGTCGGTGTACCCAACGGTGAATGACAAGCGGGCAAAGCAGGCGCTAAAGGATTTGCGTAAAGTGGGTGTTGCTGAGATTCCGGTGAGCCGTCGTCAGGTGGATGCCCCGCTTGTTCAGGCTCTTACGCCTGATGGCGATTTCTTTTTCCCGTCGTATGTCACCGATCCCCAGCGTGCTCCGTTCTGCTTTTGGCGAACCTACTTTACGGCCCAAGAGCTAAAGAACAAGGTTACAACCGAGGGTTGGGACGAGGAGTGGGTGGACTACGTTATTGACCATTACAAGGGCGTTAACGTAGACACCATTGGACAGGAAAACAACTCGCGCAAGACCCTCTTGTGGGACGACGTTGTTTACGAGGCCGACGAACTGGTTGAGGTGGTTTATGGCTACCAGCGTTTGATTGACCCGATTGACAATTCGGAAGGCATCTATTGCACGGTGTTCCACCGTGAGCTTTCGGCCAAGATGGGCGACGTTAAGCCCTACGCCAAGTTTGAGCTGATGAACGGATACGAGGACTATCCCGTGGTGGTTACCCGTCTTAGCGAGGCTTCTAAGCGGGTCTATGACGTGCAGAGCATGTCCGACATGCTGCGTGGCATCCAATGGCAGGTTAAGGTGGAGCGGGATAGCCGCATTGACCGTAACTCGATGGCTACCATGCCGCCGATTATGCACCCTGTTGGCAATGCCCCAAGCGATTGGGGTCCGGGCCGGTTTGTGCCATACCGCCGTGGTGGCGAGTTCCAGTTTGGACCGACCCCACAGTATAATCCTGGCTCCGTTGAGATGGAGCGCACCCTGATTGACGTAGCGGACAGGCTTGTTGGCCTGAGTGGAAACGATCCCCTGTCTGGCATCAAGCGTCAGTTTGTCTTGGACAAGTTCCTCACTCACGTTCAAGAGGTTATCAAGATGACCTTCCGTTGCTTCCAGCGGTTTGGTCCCAATCAGGTGTTTTTCCGGGTTACCGGCGTGCCCGATCCAATGCGTTTTGACAAGGGCGACCCTGATGAGAACTTTGATATTGTCATTGGGTATGACGTTCTAAACTCCGACCCAGAAACACAAGAGTCAAAGCTTAACCAGCTTGTAAGCCTGATGCAGCTTGATCGCAATGGGCGCATTAATCCAGATACGCTGATTGACATTGCCGCCAATGCCATTGACCCGATTGCCGCTGATGCCATTCTTCAGCCTGTGGAGCAGGCGCAGCAGCAGGTGGTTAAGGGTGTTACGGACGACCTCACCAAAATCTTTGCTGGCATTGAAATGCCTGCCCGTCCCAACGGAGCGCAGATTGCGCTGCAAATCCTCCAGCAATATGCCCAGCAGCCTGATGTGGCCCAGCGTTTGCAGCAGGACGAGTCATTCCGTGGTCGCGTGGAAAAGTATGCCGCGCAATACACGTTCCAGATGCAACAGTCTCAAAACGCCCAGATTGGGCGCATTGGAACCCAGCCAGCGGCTATGGGCAATGTGAGCACACAGGCAATGCCGCAGCAGTAAATTATGGCACTAGAAAAATCGTTGGATCATTTGTCTCACGTTTCGCAGTTTGCGGACTTTTTGCAATCGGTTAGCGAGGAACGCGAGGCTTGCATCTCCGCATTGTTCAATGCCCCGTCTGAGAAGATGCAGCAAATTGCAGGGCAAATCTTGGCGTACGACCAAATCCTGAAGATGTGCAATGCGGAAGACATCCTGTTCAGGAAGCGTCAAAGCAGCCAATAAAGTGTTTTTTTGATGCACCAAAAAGGTGCGTTATAATGCTACATCGCAACCGCTCCGGCGAATAGAGGGCGCGAACTATGTCTAATGAAGTCCAATCACCCAACGCTGCGGGTGTTAAAAATGCAGTGGAACAGTCAGATAACATTGCTGTTGGTATGTATGCACACCAACGCAAAGCGGCCAAGGCGGGAGTTATCGGAGAGCCTAAGATTGGCTCCGAGGTGATTAACGCCAAGGTTATACAACCGGTAACAAAGCAGGAAGTTGAGGAAAATCGTTCGCAGGAAGTTCCTGAGAACGAGACAAGGAACGCCCCCAAAGCGGAGAGCGTTACCGAGTCCGAACAGCAACCCGCCGAGGAGTCGGATGTTCTTTCAAAGTCAAACAAGGAAATCGATCTAGAGTCTATGTCAGAGCAGGATTTGCGCGAACTAGCTGAAAAGCTGGGCAGTCGCGCAGTAGCCCGATTCGGTGAGCTTACCGCAAAACGGAAGCAGGCCGAGGAACAGCTTAATGCTTTGAAGCAAGAACTAGTTAAGCGGGATGCGCAGAAGGATCCACTGGAAACCAAGAAGATTGAAAACAATCCTTTTGGCGATATTGATACGGTGGAAAAACTTCAGGCCAAAGCCAAGGAAATAGACGAAGCCATTGAGTGGGCAGAAGACATCTTGTGGGTTAATGAGCACCTCGGTGCTGAAGATATTGTAACCACCATTGATGGAAAGGATTATAGTAAGGCCCAGGTTCGTAAGGTTATGCGAGACTCTCAGAAGGCTCGCAAGGACTTCCTTCCCGCCCAACTTGCAGAGGTTAATGCCCGTCAGAATCGCGTTGCTGTTAAACAGCAGTTTTCGGATGCGATCAAGACAGAGCTTAACTGGATGCAGGGCGATGACAACGATGTGCGGAAACAGTATGAAATCCTGAAAGAGAGTCCCCTTCTCAAGCAGGCCATAAAATCTGTTCCCGATCTGGAGCCATACATGGAGTACATGGTGGCCCACGCAGCCAACTCGATTTACGGGCGCAAGCCTATTGTCGATTCAAAGCCGTCTGCGCGTCTTAGTCCTCCTTCAATGCAGGCAAGCAGCTCCGCCCAGAGCGAGCAGCCTGAGACACGCGCCGTCAAGGCCGTGAAAGACATTCAGCAACGGTTTAGCTCATCTGGTGCTACGACGGACTTTATTGCTCTCCGCGCCCTTCAACATTCTAAACGTAAGTAATACTTATTCATTATGGCTTTTTCTAATACATTCGACACAACCAATCCCGGTTCTGGTGTCTCCAACCGTGAAGATCTCACGGACATCCTGACAATCCTCGCCCCCGAGGAAACACCCGTTCTGTCCTCGGCTCCCAAGAGCAAGGCCAGCGCGACATTCGTTGAGTGGACAGTTGACAGCCTCTCGTCCCCGGTTACAGCCGGTGTGGCGGAGGGTGCCGATGTCACCTCTTTCACCGACAAGTTCAGCGGTCGCGCTCGTCTGGGCAATTACGTCCAGAAGTTCCGCCGCGACTTCATGGTTTCTGACCTTCAGAACGCCGTGGATTCCGTTGGTCCCGCCAAGATTGCTCAGGCTGAGGCCAAGGCCGTCCGCGAGATTAAGCGTGACGTGGAAGCGACCCTGTGCTCCACAAATGACCGCTCGGCTGAGGACGGTGCTGGCACCGTTTACGGTCTGCGCGGCCTTGGTGACTGGATTGATTCGGCTGGCCCGTCGGACGTTCCGGCTGCCTACCGCACTCCTGCTGCCTCGATCCACGCTTCTGGTGCCCTCACCGAGAGCGCGTTCAATGACCTCATCACGTCGATCTATCGCGTGACTGGCACAACCAACAACCTCACCCTGGTTGCTGACACGGCCCTTCGCCGCGTCATTGCCGACTACGCTCGTACCTCTGGCAGCACCAACACGGTGTATCGTCAGGTTACACAGTCGGCTGACAGCAAGACCATCAAGCTCGCCGTCGAGATGTATGAGTCTGACCACGGCATGGTTAGCATTGTGAACATGAACCCGGATTGTGCGCCGGACACCACAAACAAAGATACCGGCTACCTTGTCAACCCCGACTACTATGGTGTGGCGGAGCTGATCGGTCTCGGTTCTACACGCCTGCCTAACCTTGGTGGTGGCGAGCGTGGTTATGTTGATACAACCCTCACGCTGCTGGTCAACCATCCGGGTGCCCACGGCAAAATCACAGCCCTCAGCTAATAATAATATGCCCCAACTCACAGTTAATGAGTCTGCTGGTACGCTTATCAACTATGTTGCTAAGTTGTCCCACACGGATCTGATTGCCATCGGTAACGGTGGTCAAAAGAACCTGTTCAAGCTCCCTGCCGGTTCCGGTGTTCTGTCCTGCGTCGTCTGGGAGAAGACAGCCATTGCTGGCTCGACTTCTCTCGTCATCGACGTTGGCACAACTCTGGCCGACCCGGACGAGTTCATTGATGCCCTTGACGTTGACGCCATGACCCTTCCCGTTGCCAACACTGGCGATGCGTTTGTTCAGGCGTCTGGTGAAACGACCATCAAGGGTGGCGTTCTGCCGGTCAAGATGGTTGCTACAGCGACAAATGTCGTCATTGAGGTGAACGATGCGGCTATTGCGTCTATCACTGATGGCGAGATTGTGATTGCCCTTCAGGTGATCGACTTCTCCCGCGTCTAAGGAGTTAGCAAGTCTGCTATAATGGGGGCCACCTATACGGGTGGCCCCTTTTTTATGGAGTTAATTACATCGTTTCCAAAGTATTGTGACGGCCAGATTCATGATGCCCTGATTCGTGAGATCAACACTGGGATGCAGCTCAAAAAGGAAATAGAAAAGGAAAAGGAAACCCAAGCTGCGGAACAGGCTAAATCACGGGTTCAGACCAAGGACTTGCCAGGTCTTGGACGCTGCATTGGAGTTATTCCTGAGTGGGAGTTCTTTCGGATGCAGCAGAAGTATGGTCACAAAGAAATCCATTCTAAAGGCTTTATGAAGTATTTTCAGAAGAAGTTTCCCCATCTTTCGCCCAATAAACTGTGACCAATAGAACCTACACCGACCTGTTTAGTTTGATTAGTTCGCTTTGCGGCGTTTCAAGTTTTACAAGCACCGAACAGATTAACATTTTGAACTTTGTAAACCGCCGTATTCGGCAGGCTTACGGTTCTAGTCAGGTGTGGTCCCGTTACATTATTGGTGCGCAGGCGCGTCCCGCAACCAATGGGCTGATTGCCAGAACGTTTACGCCATCAAGCAAGTCAATTACATTGGCATCGCGCAGTGGCACAACGGTTACTGTTGTGTGCTCTGCCGCCGTGGACTTTGTTAGTGGAATGTATGTTACGGTTACTGGCCTGTCTGGCACGGTGAATCCCAATGGCACCTTTCAGGTTACGGGAGTGAACACTACAACGGTGGCCAATGACACGTTTACCTATGAGCTAACCACCGGGACTGGTACAGAGACCTACTCGGGTGGCGGCACGGTTATTGCAGTGGCAATCCCCGACATTGAGTCGTTCAACCGCATTTGGGCAAACAACCCGCTAAATATTGTTTCTGCCAACGAGTACGAGTTTTATGTGGACTTCGATGGGGCGCGCGTTATTAACAATTACAGTAGCCTTGAGGGCTTTTGGGTTGGCTTTATCAAGGCGTCCGGTGTGCCATTTACGGTGAACTCGACGGACATCCCGGACGAGTTTTTCCAGTATGTGGCCCATGCGTCCTATGCTGACTTCCTGCGTATGGATGGTCAGATTGAAAAGGCTATGGGAGAGGAGCAGGTTGCCCAGCAATACCTAGTGATAGAATTGGAGAAGGCAGGAACACAGAGGAACAACAACTCGCTTTACAGGCGAATTTCAACATACATCTCACGTCAGTCCCGTTAATTTATGGCTAATACATTTTCAGTTAATCTTTATCCAGTCCCGACGCCGGGAGATGCCGACCAGCGGCTTACCGTATCAACCGCAGCCGTGAGCTTTGCGTCAGCGTTCTACAACGAGAACACCAAGTTTGTTTTTGTTGATGTGCAGGGCGCGGACATTATGGTTACGTTTGATGGCTCTGCCCCTACGTCAACAAACGGGCACCTGTTTAAGAGCGGGTACATGGATTTTTGGTCTGCCCGCCAAGCTGACGCCGCCAAGATGATCCGCGCTGCCAGCACCGATGCGGCTGTGCAGGCTTCACCCTTTACCGTCTAACATTATGGCTAATTCAAGAATTGTTAATGGACCGATGCAGGTGTTTCCCGCCTCTGGGGTAGGCGACAGGACGCTGGCTGTTAATGCAACACCTTCTAATTTTATTGTGGCGGCGCTTGATTCTAACACCAGCCATGTTTATTGGAGCCTAGAGGGTTGCGATATGCGCGTTACGATTGATGGTGGTGCGCCTACGGCTGGGACTGGGCATCTTTTTAAGGATGGAAACTCTGGCATTTGGAGTCGTGCGTGGGCTACGGCTGCCAAGGTGATAGCGGTGTCTGGCAGCGGCACACTTACAATCAGCGAACTTAACTACGCCTAATATGTCTGGAATCTTTGACCAAGTAATCAACTACGCACCTCCCAGCCTGCTTTCTGGTACGGTGACGTACAAGGGGACATGGAGTGCTGCTACGAACACCCCAACCCTAGCGAATCCGCCCGCTTCAATTACCAATGGAAATTACTATGTAGTTGATACGGCTGGCACGCAGTTTACTTTGTCATTTAACATTGGTGATTGGATTATCAGCAATGGAGCGGCTTGGGAGAAGGTGGACAATACGGACGCTGTTTCTAGCGTATTTGGGCGCATGGGTGCGGTGGTTGGTGTAAGCACAGATTATAGTGCGGTGGGCATTACAAACACTGCGCTTGGCGCAAGCAATCCTTCCACTGTTGCGGCCACTACAATTACGGCCAGCAGCACGATTGCGGCAACGGGTGCGGTGACGGGTTCAAATCTTAGCGGTACAAATACAGGAGACCAGACAATAACTCTGACTGGTGGGGTTACGGGTAGCGGCACAGGCTCATTTGCGGCCACCGTAGTAACCAACGCCAACCTGACCGGCGCGGTTACCTCGACCGGGAACGCAACGTCGCTTGGCAGTTTCTCTTCCGCTAATCTCGCGGGCGCTTTGACCGATGAGACCGGATCCGGCGCGGCGGTGTTTGCAACCAGTCCGACGCTTGTTACGCCTGCGCTAGGTGCAGCTACCGCAACCTCCATCAACGGCGTTACGGTTACCGGCACAAGCACGCCCGCGCTTTCGGTGACCGGAACGACGGCGGTCAGCGGGACCAACACCGGCGATCAGACGACGATCACGGGCAATGCCGGGACCGCGACGATCTTGGAGACTGCGCGGAACATTAACGGCGTCAGTTTCAACGGGTCGGCTGATATTACGGTTGCAGCAGCGGCTGGAACGCTGACGGGCGCAACCCTTGCGGCTGGCGTTACGGCGTCCTCGCTGACCTCGCTGGGGACAATTGCCAGCCTTACGGCTACGGCTCTCACAGTAAACGACAACACGACGCTGGGCAGCAGCAACGCGGACACGGTCAATTTCAACGCTCGGGTGGCAAGCGACATCGACCCAGCAACTGACAACACCTACGACCTTGGAAGAACAGGGCATGAGTGGCGCAATTTGAACATCGACGGGACCGCGAACATTGATTCGCTCGTTGCGGATACGGCGGACATCGACGGCGGGACGATTGACGCAACGGCTATCGGCGCAACGACCCCGAGCACCGGCGCGTTTACGACGTTGTCGAGCACGGGCCAACTCAGCGGTAAAGGCACTTCTACCAACGACAACGCGGCGGCTGGTTTTATTGGGGAGTATGTTGAGAGTGTAATTGCGTCTGCTTCTGCTGTTTCCCTTACCACAAATACCGCCGCAAATGTTACCTCCATTAGCTTAACCGCTGGCGACTGGGACGTCGATTTAATGACCTATTTTGTTCAGGCGGCAACTACAACCATTTCCGTTCTTATAACTGGTTCAAACTCAACTTCGGCTACGCTTCCAACACTTGACAGCCAACAGCGGGCTGAGTGGGACGGCGAAAACCTTACACACAATCGGGTTAGGCGAACTCTGAATCCTCGGACGGTGCGTTTTTCACTAGCGAGCACAACCACCATTTACCTTATTGTATACGCGGAGTTTGGCGTTTCTACGATGACCGCGTTTGGAACCATTCGTGCTCGTCGCGTCCGGTAAAGTGAAACTAACATGACCTCCCTCGACAAGCTCCAACAGCTCTACGCCGCCTCCCGCATCGCCGCTCTGAACGCCGACCAGCACGAAGCTCTCCGCAAATGGGCGTCCGAACTGGCCGAGGAGCTGAAGCCTAAGCCTGCCGCCGATGTCATCGAGAAATCAGCCTGACGCCAACTGGCAGTCGTACTACGGCGACAACCCCGACACGTCGGGCTTTGTGAACCCGCCGAATCCGCAGGACTACGATGACATCCTCAAGTTCTCCAACTGCACCAATGTTTTGGTTACCGGCAAAGAAATTGCCGCTGGTAGCGAAAACTGCATTGATGCGGTGCGCGGGAGCAACTACAAGTTTAAGGGATGCGATCTTCAGGGTGGTGCTGGCGTCTCTGCCGTCACCCTAAAGGGCTCCATTGACGGCTGGCAGATGGTGGGATGCACCATTGGGCACGGCAAGGAGACGGACATTGAGCTGGGGCAGTTTGACAACTACTGGACCCCAGGCCGCAAACCCACCCGCAATGGGATGATTAAGGCGTGTATATCCGCCGACGACTCTGTTATTCACGTTACCTGCTGGAACGCCGACAAGCCACAGGTGGTTGCAAGCAACGTCAAGATTCGCCAGATCCCGTGGATTATCTGGTTCCCATATTTCTGCTTCCGTTATTTAACTACCCGTAAAGGTTAATATGCTCGGCTTTCTTTCATCTGCATTAGGCGGCACGATTCTTGGAAAGGTGTTGAGCTTTGGCGACAAGTGGTTTGAGAGCTACACGCATCGCAAGAACACCGAGGTGGACATCTTGAAGGCAAAGGCGTTGTCTGAGCTAAAGATTAAGGAGGAGGAGCTAAAGGCGTTTACAACCTCCCAGCAGTCGGCCAACGAGGATTCCGTGGGCATCCCGGCGCAGGCAGCACCTTGGGCGGCAAACCTTGCCGTGGTGGTTGATTCCTTCCGCCGGTTTACGCGCCCAGCCCTAACGTGGGCTCTTGCTGCCGTTATTTCGCTTCTCGCGTTTCGTGGTAATCTGGACCCCGTGACCCGTACTGCCTTGGTGTCCGATTTGGTGTTTACCGCTGCAACCGCGCTTACATGGTGGTTTGGATCACGGCCTAAGACCGTTTCTACCAAATGAACGACAATTTACAACCGATGAAAATTCTTGCCGCTAATTTATTTAGCTGGTCCACAACGCTTGCCAGTATGCAGATGGTTACAGATGTATTACATATTTTTGCGCTTGTGGCGTCTTTGGCCGTTAGCGTGGTTTCCTGCTGGTGGATTATGAAGCAGGCCAACAACTTAGATAGGATTAGCCAAAAAGAAAGCAAGAAGCGCGAAAAAGACGCCAATCTGTAAGGTATCAACATTGAGCACTAAACCCGCCCATTGCCCTTTAAACGCTCATTAAAGCCCTTTTAAGGGGTTTTCTCCTCAAACCGCTACCATGCCCTTAAATCCCCGCAATTTGCCTTGTAATAGCCCTAGACGTGAGGTTAAGGGTGGCAAGAAGTTTGTGGTGAAGGGATGCCAAGGCGGACAGGAACGAGTTGTCCGTTTTGGTGATGCTAACATGACCATTAAGAAAAACATCCCTGCCCGCAAGAAAAGTTATTGCGCTAGATCTGGCGGAATTAAGGGAACAAACAATAAACTTAGCGCAAACTATTGGAGCCGAAAGGCTTGGAGCTGTTAATATGATGTACGCAAAAATGGAAGGCAAAGAAAAGAACAACTCTGGCAAGCAAAAAATGCCCCAGAAGAAAGCAAACGGCAAGGCCGGGCGCATGATTGAGTACGGCAAGCGCAAGAAGTGCAAGTGAAACGCTCCACCGTCAACTCCGCAGGGGTTTACACGAAGCCCACCATGCGTAAGCGGCTGTTCCAGAACATCAAGTCTGGAACCAAGGGCGGTCGCCCCGGCCAGTGGTCGGCCCGCAAGGCGCAGCTTTTAGCTGTTAAATACAAGAAGGCTGGCGGGGGTTACACCACGTCCAAATGAAACCCCAGCAGCGTAGCCTACAAAACTGGTCTAGGCAGAAGTGGCGCACCAACTCGGGCAAGCCCAGCCTTGAAACCGGCGAACGCTACCTTCCAGATGCCGCTTGGAAGTCCATGACCCCCGGTGAAAAACGGGCAACCAACCAAGCAAAACGCAAGGGCATGAGGGCTGGTAAGCAGTTTGTTCCACAGCCAAAAACAATTGCTAGAAAAACGGCAAAGTATCGGTAGGCTGCCACGGTGAAACAAATTTGTAGGCTATACTAAAAAAATGCCGAGGTACAGCAACTATGGTTCCCTTGATAACCTTATGGTTGACGAGGGGGATGTCTTGTTTTCCCGTGTAAATGCACGGCTGCGTCCAGACCAGCTTCAGCCAGGAGACGTGGCCTACTCGTCTAATGGCCGCATGGACATTGGTGGAGCATGGCAACCACGGAAAGGCATTAGCAACTTTGACACGGCAATTACGACCAATACCGCTGCCCTGCGCCTGCCGTTCTACCTTTACGCCAATACGACGGCCACCTCAATTAGCCGGGCTTCCGATGTCATCACCATCGTTTTTGCCGCTGCCCATCCGTTTGTAACCACTACATTAGCCCGTGTTTCGGGTATTACGGGCCTTACTCCCGACCCCAACGGGAATCGCCTTATCACGGTGGTTAATTCAACCACAATTGAAATCACCGTTGTGGGCCTTTCCGGGAGCATTGCAGGTACCGCTGTTGTTGGATCTCCTCGTCTTGAGGATGACGCCGTAAACGCTGTTTATGGCTCATGTCTTTTTTCTGATCCAGACACGAACAACACGGAGTACATCATCATTGCCACAACCGAGTTTGCGTATGCAATCAAGTTGTCTGATGGAACATCCACGCAAATTGACTACCCGAGCGGCGTAAGCATTTCAGCCGATGTTGGGATGCTTCAGGCGTTTAACTTTGTCTTTATCTTTCGGGATGGATTAACCGCATTGCAGTGGAATGGCACTCTTACCGGAAGCCCCGCCTTTACTCTGGTTGAAAACGGGGCATACGCGCAACCTGTCTATCTGGATGCAAGCAGCAACACGGTTATTGCTGACGGAGTTGTTACCGTAAGTGAAACGGCGCACGGGGTTGTTGTTGGTGATCGCATTTATGTCATTGATAAACTGACCTCCGAGTTGGTAGAGGCCGGTACTGGATATGTTGTTGCCACGGTCACAAATGCAAATACCTTTACGTTCTTTGCTTCCGTTATTGACCTTGCCGCGACCAAGGTAATTTATAGCCGTCGTCTTTCCGTTGGTACGGGGTTCACCCACATGCCCGCGCCCCCCTTTGGCATTTACCACCAGCGGCGGCTGTGGATGCCCTACCTGTACACGATGGCCGGAAGCTCTGGTTCCCCAACGATTACAAACCGTGGGATTACGGACGAGATTATTGCGTCCGACATTTTAGACCCCAATACATACGACCAAATTTACGCCAACTACCGCATTGCGTCGGGTGGCGCAGACTTCGTGGTGGCCATCCAGCCCTTCACCGAGGACAATTTGGTTATCTTTAATCGCAACACCATCCATCTTGTGCGGGGCGTTAGCGGTGACTTGGCTGCAACCGTGGTGCAGGAAATTACCCGCGAAGTGGGTTGCTTGGCCCGCAAGTCGGTTGTGCAGGTGGGCAATCAAATTCTTTTCCTTTCGGACAACGGCGTTTACGCCATGACATTTGAAGACTTATATAACCTGCGTGGTGCATCAATCCCGCTGTCCGAATCAATTAACCCGATCATTAAGCAGATCAACCCGGAATACGCGAAGAACGCCGTAGCCATTTACCACGACAACCGTTACTACCTTTCGGTTCCAATTGGCTCCTCCACGGAAAACAACGCCATTCTTATTTACAACTTCCTGACCCAGGGGTGGGAGTCGGTTGATATTTTCCT